CGCGGCGTTATTTTGCTCAAACAAGAAAGTCTCAGCAATCCCGCTAACAATTCTTTTTACTTCATTGACAAGACGACGGACATTGACTCTATCGAGAGCAGACTTACCGATTTGAAGCGTCTTCTGGCCGAATATTACGTAACCTGTTCCTGGGAAGGACGTAATTGGATTTATCCTATTGTCATATAGGAAATCTCGATCATTAGAATTAAGTCTCACAGATGTCGATGAAACAAAGTTGAGTGCGCCTCTATTGAAACCTGCTGGTGCGTACCATGGGTGTGAAACAGAGTCATTATAGCCAAGCGCTGCTAGCGCTGCCACAGATGCAGGTGCCTTAATTTTACGTGATGTGCCAGCCTGATCTGACATTGAAATGTCAGGGAAGTAGACAGCTACAAAGTTATTACTAAGGCGACGTGTTGCAAAGTTGTTGCCAGTTTGCTGTACATCTGGTCTGTCATTTGTCTCACCAAAGATACGAGTCCCATTGTAGTCGTAGCCTGGGATGTCCATCAAGTATATCGCAAATCCATAATTCTGGACAAGCGACGAAACATAGTTTGTAACGGCTGCATCTCTTATACCTGGCATTGCGACAACATTGACATTGGACACGTACTTATTGGTCAATATTTCTGCTGCTGCTCTGTATGCAGAAACAATGCTGTTATTAGTGCCCGCGCCGGGTGTGTATGAGCTATTGAGTCCTATATCGACTGATGCGCGAGCTTTACCACCTGTCTCAGATGAAGTTGAGCGATCGTTCATCTTCATCATATCGGGATCAAGAATGTTAAGTCCGTCAAATCCGCCGTAGAAGATGTTGGTGAACTTTGCGTAGTTTGTGAACTTATTAAAGTAAATTGATGAAGTAACTACGTAAAGTGATGCCAAAGTTAGACGATCGCCTTCACCCGCGGGCCTCACTGTGTAGTTGCTTGAATCTATGTCACCATTACGAATGTAAGCTGTCTCCAACATGTGCTGCTCAGCAGTTCCTGTAATGTCGTTAAGCGCATTTACTAAAGTCCTGCCATTCAAAGAATTGTTGAATGCAACTTTTGCAAGAGTAAACTTGTTATTGTTAAACGCATCTGCTGCTGATCCTGAGACGAGAACGTCTAGCTTCTGAATCCCTAGCAGCTTGCTGTACGATGCAAGTAATGTGTTAAACGTAGAGCTTCCATTAGATTGCAAAATTGCATTGCTTATGCTGCCTGTTGACGGCACTGTCTCGGACTTAACGCCCCAGTAATAAGATGCATCAACAATCTCAAGATTACCCGGCTTACCGACAAACCCACCCGCTGGGTCGACTGCGTTTGTTGTCACTTTAAAGCGCATTGGTACAGGCGGGAGAATTGAGCCTGTGTGTGACGTCTGCGAGTGTGTGCTAAACACGCCTGCTAGGCGTCTTGCTGAAGTCGATCCAAAACCGCGGAGCGCTGTTGTATTATCTGTTAGTGTGTCTGATGTATTGATGACTGGCAAGCCGCGGAAACCAAATGGGAGAGCATCAGCAGGAACCTTCTTCATCTCAACATCAGGATGCATTACTACTCTAATACGAGACGACACGTTTCTACGTGAACCGTCTGTATAAGATTTGCGCTCAGCTGATGTTAGAGCATCAAAGCTGAATAGTGATTTCTGATCACCAATTCTACGAGCAACGTAGTCATCATCATCAGGATTGAGCGTGCAATTTGGATATTGCTCTAAGATGACGGGTGACTTGTCAGTATCGTAAAAGTCACGAACTTGGACAGTAAATGTTCCGTATGGACTTGCAGGATTATTTGACTTTGCAAGTGTGCTAATTGAGACTTTATACTTCTGTGATGAATTGGCGCCGTCATGTAGCGTCTCAAAATAGAAGAGATCATACTCACCGGAGCCGTAAGGCTGTGAGATAAAGTAAGTTGTTTTTGCCGCTGAGTACCTCGTATCAAATCTACCAAAGGCATCTCTAAATGACTGTGCTGTATCGCCCGAAGTTGTTGATGTGTTGTTTGATCCTGACACGATCGCAACAGAGCTTACGTCTGTTGATACGATAGCAACTTCTTTCTCCACAGGAAAATCTGCGTAGAGCACATGTTCTTCAACTTCAAATCGTGATGGATCTGTGTTTAAAATATTGGCAATGTATGATGGGTCGACAGGATCAAGTGATGCTGTTAAGATGCGAATTCCTGTCTGGCCATCGGTTGTATTATAACCTGGCGATGAACTTGAAATAACAAGCTTAAACTTCTGATAGAGATTGCTTGTAATTGTTGGATCAACTGAAGCGACATCGTCAGATGCATTAGAAGGTGAATAGCTCTGATTGTAGTCAAGAACTTGCATCCGCGTTCCTGACGCGAGAAGGATCATGCCGCGGACAAGATGAACAAAGTTATCTCCTGTCGACACTCCAAAGCTATTATTATCAGTGAATATTGGGTATCCTACATCGGCTGAAGATGATACCCAGTGTTTTGCTGTGATGTATTGAACGGCGCCCTTGTGACGTGCATCAGTCCCAGCTGCAGGTGCAACACCCTTGATAAGGAAGCCTGAATTTTTAACTGTTCCGTTGCTTAGCGTGTTTGTGATGTCTGTTGTAGTCGAATTTGCACCACACCCTAGCACTCTGACGAATGTCAATGCTGTGCCATTCTGGAGATACTGGCTGGCACCTTGCATGCCCACATCTGATGCACGCGGTGTTCCAAAAACCTGCTGAAGTTGACTGACATTGCCCACAGTCACAGGCACGAACGCGGGCCCAATTTCAGCTGTACCCACTACACCGACGGGAACGCCTGTCACACCAGGTGCTGCGGGAGCGGAAAGATCTATCTCTTGCTCAAAGAACCCAGGTGACCTAAAAGTTGTCTCTGCCATCATTACTCCGACTTTGAAGCCGAATATAACTATCCTGTCAAACCTAGAAATGCTCAGTCGAGTGTATCTATCTTCTTTATCTTCTGCGCTGTAAGAATTGTCTCACCTGCTTTCGGTACTCTTGATGTCACTTTTAGGTATTTAGGTTGTGTTTTACCCGTAAATGGATTTGTAACATTTTCAATTACACGCAGCGGTTCGCTGCCTCTTTGTTCGATTTCTTTGCCTTCATTGTTCAAGACCTGGACATCAGTTAGCGCAAATTTATCAATATTATCTTTGGTTTTATTTCCTTGACTTTCATTAACTAGCTGGTCGTTCTGTTCCCAAATCTCAAAATTGATCTGTGGTGCGCTAATAAAACGTCTAAAAGGTGACGGTAGACCAGGATGTGTGGGAGCGATTATATAGCCTGGAACTTTTACATCAAATCCAACTTTGATAATACGCTCATCACTTGTGAAGTCATCAAGGTTATCTGTATTATTAAAAGTATTCTGTACAAATGCAGTAAATGTGTATCCCTTATCAGTCTTTAAGACAAATTCTGGTGAAGGACCACTAAACTTCATCATAAATGTCTCAATGATCTGATTCATCTGCTGCATGTACTGTGTCCAGAAGATGACGTTATATGTGATTCCAACAAACTTTGGGTACGGTACTGTAATAAATTCGTAGATATTGTTGGTCAAGTCATTTGACAATGGATTGTACTTAGGCACATCTCTAAAGCTTAGCGGTGCCCCTTGTCGCCTAGAAGCAACAGTTCCCTCGACAGCTTGCGTGCCAGGTGACACATCTGTAACAGCAATGTGACTACGTGTAGCAACGTCTTTTTGATTTTTAAATCCCATTGTATTGACAAGCTTTTGATAGTCTCTATCTGATTTATCAAGCTTCTTCTTAATGTAGTAATCGCCTGTCTGCCTAATGCTTATGGCAGTACCAAAAACGTCTGCCTGCGTTTTATGGCCAATTGTGCCCCTCTTGATCGATATAAGTGGAAGTATTAGAGTATTATTTTTGTCTCTTAGCGGATTGTCACGCCTTGTTAGCGCAAAACGCTCACCAGAGGCAAAGATGACAGGCACTCTTGTGGTTTGACTATTAACTTTTGTTTCAAAAGCTAAAGTCTTATCGAAAAGATTGAAGATTGCGCGGTCTATGTCTTCAATTCCAACGGGTGGTATTGAAAAATCGTCTGGTACGTTAGATCCCTCGTAGCCTGTCTTGATTTTATCAGCCATTGTTATGTCTCATCATAGAAAGCAGACCCGACATTCTCAGGATCACCACGAGGTGAAACTTCTGCTGGTCCTGTTATGGGTGCGTCAAGAACACCTGATTTCTGTAGATCTCTAACGTCACCCGTTGGCCCCAAGCGATTCTCAGCAAAGCCGCGTTGTTGAACAAATGTCTTCTGTACAGCATCAGCGTCAGTGTATGCTTCAGATGTGGGCCCAAGTACTTTGGTAATAAACTGACCTTTTCTTGCTTGCTTGCCTGTTACTGTAATGTAGCTCTTGTGCTCTATCTGGCCAAAAATAACGTCTGTCATC